CCTAAAGTGCCTCATTTAGATAGACTTATAATTCATAAAGCAGTTTTTCTACATCCATTTGTCGTATTTCAAAAAGAAGATATATTGAGTAAAGAAGATATGTTGTTCCCAAACCTTTTTGGACTCTTTGTAATACATAATAATCTCAAAATAATAGAAAGCGCTAAACAGCGCTGTAATTTACGCTAAAAATAATTCACTTTTTTTCACAAAAACAGTTTACAAACGCTCCAAACTATGGTATAATAGTACCCATGATAAGGAAAAATATAATATTCGATGTAGACGGTACAATCGCTGATTGTAACCATAGGCGTAAATTTGTTGACGGATCTCAGAGAAAAGACTGGGATGCGTTTAGAGATGCTACTCATTTAGATACTCCAATCCAACATGTATGTGATATGGCTATCCAACACGTATCAGATGGAGACAACGTAATGTTTGTATCTGCTAGAAACAATGCTCAAAGAGATATTACAATCAAACAAATTCAAGACTGGATTGGTATTGCTGATCCTATTTTATTCTTAAGACCAGATGGAGACTACAGATCAGATGACGTCTTCAAAAAAGATGTATTAGACATAGTAAGGGATATCATTGGCGGAGATCCAGATGTTGTATACGACGACAGAAATCAAGTTGTTGACATGTGGAGAGCAAATGGCATAAATTGTGTGCAAGTTGTCCCAAGACATGAAGGTGAGTTCTAGAAAGGTGATAAGAGTGTCAAGTTTTTTCAAAAAAAGTGAAAAAAAACCTTTACATTTGCTGAGAACTGTGGTATAATATACATATAAAATATGATAAGGAGTAAAAAAATGGAAAAAATAAAATTCGAAAAAAGCTATAACGATGGTTGTGGTACGTCTTTGCAAGGCTATATCCACGCCTCATATCACGAATTAGTTGAAATGTTTGGTGAGCCACAATGGCAAGAATCAGGTGATGGTAAATGTACCTTCACTTTTGTAATTGATTATGTCATTCAATCTGCTGATGGCGATGACGAAGATTATGGTACATTTACTCTTTACGATTGGAAAGGTAATCGTCCATACGATGATAGCCAAACTTTTAGAGTCCACGTTGGTGGAAAAGGTTTTAATGATGATTATGCAGCTACAAAAGCTGCTCTCATCTTCGAAAAAACAGATACAAGATATTCTTTTCATAAAGAATGTATGTTTAATAATCAATGGTTTAATATGGAGTGGGCGTAATGTTTAATAGTGAAGATAAAATTTTAGAAATTTCAGAGCCAAAGGTCATGCAGTCAGCTGCTGGCTTTTATATTGGCAGGTCTTGCCAAACTGAACTTACCTATCCGGATGGTGATAAGCAAATTATCACTGAGCCTTATGATAGGCGTAGTGGGTATTATGGAACCGCGCAAGCGGCTCAAAAAGTATTGGAGGATTACGTATAATGTATTGTATGAATTTTTCTAATGTAAACACAGGCACGGCATACAATGTACGTATGTCGTTTTTCGAGTATGTGTTATTTAATCTTGGGTTTAAGAACTACATCATCAATAAGGTTATTGATGAGTGGAATATTAATGAATATGAATTTTGTTTTGAAGGAGTGACGTATGGCAAATAAAATAAAGAAACCAGTAACTAAAGCGGAAGCTGATAAAAACTTTAAGATGATTATGGAAATCTTAAAGAAAGAAAAAGAGGAATATGAATTCCAACAAACTGTAAAGAAAGTTTATAGTAAGCCAAAGGTAGACTATAATAAGCTTTCAAGGTCAGTTAAAAAAGCTGCGCATCAATCACCAGGTGGATTAGATCTGCATAAAGATGAGAATAGGTATTACTCATCAGGTGAGACGCAAAGATGGATGCAAGGAACATCCTACTTTGAAAATTATCAAGCAATGAAAGACCAGGACTCTTATGAATAATGTTACTAGACGAGCAATTGCTTTACGTGAAGCTCGCGATAGAGCAAAAGATCCGGACTTTAAAATCTTATGGGAACTTAAGCTCAGACAATTACTTAAAGCTGCACAATCAGGAGGAGTCAAAGATGACAGAGTTCAATGATAAAGTAGAAAGACAAAGACTTCTTCTTGCTGCTGAAGAATTAAGAGATAACGTTACTAATATCCATTGCCATAGATTAGATTCTATGTGGTATGAAACCGAAAAAACAAAGCCACAAACTCAAGATGGCGTTATGGATATTACTTATATGGACGGTAGAATCGAACGTACGTTAAAAGACGGATCCAAGGTTCTACTTGTTGAAGGTAAAACTGGAGACGACTTAATACAAGAAGTCAGCAGACAAATTGCAGATAGTGGAAAAAAACTTTAAAAAAACAGTTTACATTTGGTAGAAACTGTGGTATAATATATCTTATTATGGGAATGACAAATTTTTACATGGGGTCACTAAGGTATTCACCTTGTGGCAGAAAGAGAAAGAATCACGCAGCAAATCGTGTGCGTAAAAAACCAACTGAGTTTAAAGCTCAAACTATCAAAGAAACGCCAGCGCTTATTGAAGCAAGAAAGCGTCAGGCAAAACAATACAAGTCACTTATGGAAGAAGCTATTAAAAACGGTACATTTCATAAGATGGGTGGTGGAAAAGGCGATTACAAAGAATCACCTAAGTACACTGGTACATTAATCAAAGGTATTGCAACAATGCATAAGTCAAATGCAGTACCGGTCATAAATCAAAAGGAAGCGGAAGAAATTTCGAAAATGGGACGATGACAGCATTCTTTAATTTTCTTACAGCAATAGTAACAGGTTTATTTAAACTGCTATTCTGGATTCTCTTCTTCGGCTTTATGATTATGGTTTTAAAATTATTTGTGGAGGGCGGATGTTTGATATCTTTATAGGCATTATGCTTTGTATAGGTGCAGGACTCTTTTGTTATATTAGTTGTGTAGTTGTAGAAGAAAAGAAAAGAGGAAAAAGAATTCCTTTATTCTGGGAAGAAGATTTTAAATTCTTTAATAAGTCTGACACTCATTATAGAGATGGAGATAATACATAATGGCAAAGTATACTTATTGGCATACGTATGTTGAAGGTGACAGACGTGCAGACGTAATAAGAACTGAACCCAATGGAGTTTGGGGTATTGAAATGTTTATCAATGGAGAACTTCGTAAGAGAGAACTTTATGAAGGTCACAGTGAAGTATATGCAGAGAATGCTGCAGAAAATTTTGTGATGGGGATAAAAAATTAATATGTGGGGTGGGCACGAGACTCTAACTCCTTATCATTCAGAAATCGTGCTCGCCCCCTTTTTTATAAATAAGGAATACAATGGCTAAGAAGAGAGGACCTAATCTAGACGAGATATATCTCGGTAAAGAACCTTTGTTTGACGGAACTGAACAATTCACTCAAAGTGAATGGGCAAACGCCGCTAAATGGTATAACTATTTTTACAAATCAAAAGACTATATGCCAGACATAGTTAGATTTGCGAAGGAGTACTGTAAATATGATAAAAAGAAAATTGCGATACTTAAAAGAACTCCTGATTGGAAGTTTATGCCGGTTCAAAAGAAAATTAAACTCTACCATAGAGGTTGGAGATATACCGGAGCAGAGATGGACGAAGCAAAGGATTTCATCAATGGAAAATACAAAGCTGCTCTTAAAATTAAACAGGAAGAAGAAAAGTCAAAACCAAAAGTCGTTGTTATCCCACCAGCAGAAAAAACAAGACGTAAAGTTGTAGAAACTATTTACGGCGATTGGGACGAAATAATCGTTGAAGGCTGGTATGATGGAGACTATACTCAAAAGTTTGGATGCTATAATCGATTTAAAATGCATGGACTTAAAGGTAATGCAATTGCTCCATTCCTAAGAATGATCGAACCAGAATATGAGAACATTAAAGCAGCATATGAAAAAACATGCGATCAATGTGTAGAAGCATATTCACATATTACCAAAGGCAACAAAAGAAAAATACTTAAACAATTCGAAGAAGTATTTGCCGATCTAGAAAGATTAAAAGATTCATTTAAAGCTCAAAGGACTCCGAGAGCTACAAAACCAAAGTCATCAGATGCGCAAGTATCAAAGCTACAATACTGTAAAGAAGATGTAGATGTGAAACTTACGTCAATTAATCCAATCCTTATACCATCAGCTCGCAAGCTCTTTGTATACAATAGGAAGAATAGAAAGCTTATTGAATATACAACCACAGCCACTGCAGGGTTCATTGTATCTGGAACATCGATTAAGAACTTTGATGGCGATAGTCGACAGGCGACTTTAAGAAAACCTGACGATATCTTACCAGATATTTTGAATAAGACTGAAAAGCAAATTGAAAAGATTTGGAAAGGTATCACAACAAAAATAGATAAACCAACAGGAAGAATTAATTCTGACTGTATTTTATTGAGGGTAATACAACAATGAACTTAAAAGAGTTATCATTTAAAAATCTACCTGATGAAACACTGCATGGCGCTAATATATTTGACGGTAAAAGAGTAGTAGTCTTTGGATTACCTGGAGCTTTTACTCCTACATGTTCAAGTAAACAGTTGCCTGGCTTTGACGAATTTTATAATGATATTATTGGCCACGGTATTGATGAAATCTACTGTGTATCAGTCAATGATGGATTTGTAATGAAGTCATGGTTTACTAGTTTAGGTGTTGAAAGAGTTCAATATCTATCAGATGGTAATGGTGATTTCACAGAAAGATTAGGAATGTTGGTATCAAAAGCGAACCTAGGCTTTGGCTCAAGGTCGTGGAGATATGCAGCAGTTATTAACGATGGAGAAGTAGAACATATGATGGCCGAAGATGGCATGTCAGATGATTGTGAAACTGATCCTTATGAAAATTCAACTCCACTTGAGGTGCTTGAATATTTAAAAAATGCTTGAAGAAAAAATAATGACGCGTAAACGATTTTCTACGGCTGTAGAACAATTGGTGTCACAACAAAATATGTCCTATATAGATGCAGCGAGTTATCTCGTTGAACTGAGAGGACTTGATTATAGAAATATGAAGAAGCTTCTTACTGATTCTTTAAAACAAAAGATTGAAGAAGAAGCTTCTAACTTACATTTAATTCGTGGTAAAAAAGGAAACAAACTGCCAGTATGAATAAACTATGGACAATATGGAAATATGCTTTAGGAGGATTCTCTGATGATAAAACGGAACCTTATGATAATTACGTTGCAATTCTACGTACTATTATTGTGGGTGTTAATTTTCTTACGTGCTTTTTCATAATGGCGAATATAGTAAAGAACTGGTAATGAAAGATCCTTATGAATCATATAAGTTATACAACGCTCTCAAATTACATTTTGAGACTGATTCGTATGACGCAGTTAAATATAACTTCAAAACTTCTATAAAACCAACTTCTTTTTTTAAGAGGAAGGATAAATACTTTTTTGCTAAGCTTGCAAATACATACGCTGAAAATCTTAGAGATTTCTATATAGCAAACTTTAAGAATGATGTAAAATATGTAGGTGACATGCTTAACGAAGGAGGAGAAAACTTTTATCGATCTCATAAAAAAGTAATGGAATCTCTCCATTATAGCTTTGAGAAAGATATAAATAAACTTAGTGGAATGGATATGACATTCGATTCTTTGTTAGAATCAGATGGTAATAATCATCCACACTTGATAAAGTTATGGATGCAAGAAGAAATACTACTGGAAACGGTTGTTATTCTTGACTCACTAACAGGATTTGTAGATCGAGAAAACAAGAAGATTTCTGAGACAATTATTTGGCCAGACATCTATCGGAAGATAACGAAATACAAACCATTTGTAAGCTTTAATAGAGATAAATGTGTAAATATTATCAAAAAACAGTTTACAAATGCTTGATTATGTGGTATAATATAGTTATTGTTATGTATAAAGTGGATAATTCAGATAATACGGAGAAAATATGTCTTTAGAAAACTTAAAGAGCATGCGAGGCTCATCAATCGATAAACTCGTAAAAGCCGCAGAAGCTGTATCCACAGCTAAACCAGAAACTAATTCTTATGAAGATACTAGATTCTGGAAACCTACCAGAGATAAAGCAGGAAATGGTTATGCCGTTATCCGATTCTTACCTGCTCCAAATGGAGAGGATTTACCTTGGGTAAGATATTGGGATCATGGTTTTAAAGGTCCTACTGGTCTATGGTATATAGAAAACTCTTTAACCTCTATTAATCAGCCTGATCCTGTATCAGAGCATAATTCCATTCTTTGGAATTCTGGTAGAGATGAGGATAAAGCTTTAGCAAGGGAACAGAAAAGAAGGTTGCATTATGTAAGTAATGTACTGGTTATTTCTGATCCATCAAATCCTGATAACGAAGGAAAGGTATTCCTTTATAAATTTGGTAAAAAGATCTTTGATAAAATCATGGATGTTATGCAACCACAATTTGCTGATGAAGAACCAGTTAATCCATACGATTTCTGGGAAGGTGCTGATTTCAAATTGAAAATCAGAAAAGTAGAAGGTTGGGTAAACTATGATAAATCAGAATTTAGTTCTCCATCGTCTTTATTCGAAGGTGATGAAGCTAGATTGGAAGATGTTTATTCCAAAACTCATAGCTTACAGGATTTTCTTGACCCATCAAACTATAAAACGTATGATGAACTTAAAGCAAAACTTAACAGAGTATTGGGTGTAGATGCAGGTGTATCAATGGAAGCTCCGGCTCCAGCACCAGTCGTTGAAGCTCCTACTATGGCAGCAGCTGAAAGTCCAGCAATGGAATCTTCAGATGAAGACGA